ACTGATCAAATATCAGGATTTACCGCCTTCGGATTAAGAGTATTCTTAATTCACTTTTAACCGGAGGCTCAAATGAAAAAAATCACCACAATTCTAGCTGTTGTAATGACCCTTTGTTTCGCTTCAACCGCGATGGCTTGCCCGAGAGGCACTCACCCACACGGTGGTACTGGTTCTCACCATGCTGGCGGTACTTGCTACTAAATTATGCATACTAAAAAGCCACCCTTAGGTGGCTTGATTATTCGATGCTGACCTTAACGAAGGTAAGCATCTGGCATATTGGCGGCTCGTGCGTTTTGCAAAGCTTTCTGGAATCATAATCCCTCCCCCAGTGCGCCAGCCAACTCTCTAAATCCTCAGCACAATACTCCTTCCTCGCCAACCCTTCCGCTATAGTCACAACTTCATGCTCAGGTGCGGTCAGCTCATAACCGTTAAGCAGCATGAATATAACGCCCGCCATCATAGCGGTGCGTTTATTGGCATTAGCAAATGGATGATTCTGGATGAGGCTTTCAATAAGGGATGCGGTTAGACGAAATATATCGTCCGTTTGCTCGTAGTATCTTACGGTGCTTGGCCTAGATTGAGAGGAGCTGAGATTGTTTGGGTTTAAAACACCGATTGGCTCATTGGGAGTTTGTGACTCAATCAGTGCTTTGTTGATGTAGATTATGTCGTCTACAGACAGGTAATGAACCCCTTCTACAATCTCAGCCATTTACAGTTTAGACCTTAGATAACTCTTCCATCGCTTTCTCATAACGAGCAAAGCCGAATCCGAATGCATTTTTAACTTGATCTGAATGTGAAATGTTATCGCCCATTGCCGCCTTTGGTCGTGCAATATTGCTTTTGTCACGAGGTGGAATATAAAGACGATCTTCCTTTCTCTGTGCGTGACTCATGATATATACCTCTGGTAAATGTTTACATTGTTTGTAAACCTGAGGTTCATTTAATACCACAACCAAGGTTTTATCAAGTTACTTCGAGTTATTTCGTGGACGCCAGTGGCCTCCGGTTGACTTCAGTTTACTAATAATTAGCTCTGCAGCCGCTTCTCTTTCATCGCAAAGTAATCATCAACAACCTGGTCATACTCTTCGCGGGTAAACCCTTTCTGCTCAGGGTATTTCTGGTTGAGCATCAGGATGAACTCGGTCATCGTCAGGTTTTCGGCCTCGGTACGCGTCATTGAGAAGTGGTTGCGGGCTGCATTGATGTAATCAACGGCTTTAAACTCTGAAGTAGTGCTTTTTGACTCGTGTCGCTGGAGCTGTCTTACCTTGGCCTTTCCGATGACACCATGAGTAATCAGGGAAGAGGCTATGAGCAGCATATCTTGTGGCACCATCTTGCCTTGCTTCCAGACGAAAGCTCGCTTACCCGTCTTGCTAGGTACAATGTCACCAATCAGCGGCGATAAGTCGGATTCACAGCAAGCTTGCAGTACGTCAATTGCCGCGCTAAATGCTCGCCTAGCTGGATTGGAGTTGTTCAGGTACTTCATGAACCAATCAGGCAGACTTCCTGTTGCCGACCACATTCCCGCTATCAGTTCCTGTACCTCAGTATTATGCAAGTCTGCAACCTTCTGAACTATCTCCTGTGGACTACCTATCTTCGTCATATTGATAAGCGACGGCCTAAACAGGTAATCATCGTCGCCAACTGAGATAACGCACTCGCCTATTTCTTTTATCGGGGTCATTATTAGCCTCATAATCAATATCAAGGGCAGTCGAAACCACCCTTTGGATTGGTTACGCTGCTGTAACCGTAATTGCGCTGGTAGCAGTTTTACCGCCATCAGCAGTGGTTGCTGTGATGGTTGCGTTACCTGCCTTAACGCCTGTCACGAGGCCTTTATTGTCAACTGTTGCTAGCGTGGTATCAGATGATGACCAATTCACTGACTGATTGCTCGCCGTGGACGGGGACACCGAAGCTGTTAACTGACGGGTTGCACCAACCGCGATATTCGCGCTATTAGGCGCTACGGCAACTGAAGTGACTTCTGATGTGTCAATATCATCAATCGATACGGTAGCGCCATCAGCCACTTTGAACTCAGTAGAGAATGTGACGATATCATCGGTGCCGCCGTCATTACTCAGCGCGGTGATGACCATGTACGCCTGAATCATAATCTGGCCGAAGTGCATACGAACCCACAAGGTGGGTTGGCGAGCAGCATTGACTTCATTCACGTAGTATTTGATGAATTTATATACGCCGTACTGGTCAGATTTATCGTTGACGCGCACCTCCCCCTCAAACGACAGAGTTAAGTCATTTGAAGTAACCACGTTCTCTACCCATCCCTTAGTATCATCTGCGGATGAGTTGGTCGTGTTCGGGTTCATATCAAACGTTTTACTGGTACCTGCAGCAAGCAGTTTAAAATCTGCCTCAGTGGGTACTGCATCTGAGCAACCATCAGCCACTTCAAGGATGACGGCGCGACCAAACAACTTGGTGTTATCTGTTTTACATTGAGCCATTTCTTAGCCTCTTTCGGATATAAAAAAGGCCGCCGAAGCGACCCTGTAAGGTTTATTTTGTTAGTTCTCGCCGTAAAGGCAGGCGAACTGCAGTCGCCACACGATACGGCCTTCGGTTGTCATGACTGGAGAAGGAATGCCACCCATGTTGGTAATTTGCCCGAGGCAACTACTTATTAGCGGGTTTTGCTGAACGAAGTCGATGATTGATAACATCGTCTGCTCTGACTTCTCGGCCTCACCTTTACCAGAAATGATGTCTACTAATGTGTGATACTCCCCGCCAATATCCCTGTCGATATCACTACCGCCATTAGGGCGGAACACGATGAACCGGTCGGTGATTTTTCCTGTATCGGACCAGATAAGCGACTGAATGATGTAGCCGGTCGTCAGGCCAGCTTCAGAAATCACATCCCTAACGCGCTTATACATTGGAGGATTCATAGTGACATCTCCCGTGCAATCGCAGCCTCAATTTGCTCTTTGGTATCAGCGAATCCTTTCGTTAAGAACTCTTTCTCAGCAGTCGCTCGACGGAAGGTCTGCGGCACATTCGGATCGTGAACATAAACCGCATAGTTAGCTGAGTAACCAACACGCCCTGTCACTCTGGTGCCGTTTACCGATAACTCACGATATTGGCTATTGATTAGGGTTGATGTGTCGATGGGGGTGTAAACAGCAGCTTGAGAAGACCCGATAATCATTGCACTTTGCAGTGCCCTGACTACTTTACGACCTTGAACGTTATCGATAATCGTATCGAGATTGCGCTTAGCCGCACTAATACCCTTCACTTTCACGCCCATGCTATACTCCCGTCAGCAGCGCATAATCATCTGCTAGCCGTTCAAAGGTGTCGGCATAACGGATTATCTGCATAATTTCATCAGCGCCAGCGGTTAATGGGTCAGCTTCGGTAGATTCGCCAATGAGGATATAATCGCCCTTCTCGGCTTTGTCGAACTCAGACCAGAAAGTATTTTTAACCACCTGTTCTGTGCCGATATCTCCAATCTTTGCTGATAGCCCACCTTGGTAATCGCACATGATGATTTCGGGAGCCGTAAAGCCGAGTGGCTGCCCGTATTCATCCATAGTGCTACCGTCTTCACCGACCTTCTTCCGCCAGATGGTGCAAGGGGCGGTATATGACCAGTTAGCTACAGAACTCATTCCCGCCACCTTACAATCACAGGATTGGTATCAGCTATCTTTCGGCAGAATAGGAACCACTGACCATCAGACTTGAGGTAAGCGGTCGTTTTTCTACCAGAATTAGTCTCGACCCATACCCTCGATAGTGGCTTAGGAAGCTTTTCAGTAACGTTAATCCATTCCATCTAGCCTCCGACTACATCAAAGAACCCTACCGAGTTACTCGATAGCGGCAGGCCAGACAGGCATCCGTTACTGTCCCACGCTCTAATCTGCTTGAGTAAGTAATCAGTACCCGCTGAATCATAGGTGAAAGACCGAGAAGCACCGGAAGGAGCCGACTGTGACGATATTTTACGCGCACCGGACAGGGCCGCGAGACGCAATACAGCGTAGATAAGCAGTAACTTTTGCAAGCCCTCTGAATATCCAGCCCCGTCCATACATGCCGACACATCACTCACCTGCGAGAGTAGTAAGGTGAGTAACGAGTCAGGAACCGTGAAGCCCAATTCAGCCATCATCGGTTTTACGTCTTCAAGCGTGATTTGGGCTGCCATGATTATTTACCTTTAGTTGCTTCAGCCAGCGCCGCCTCTGCGGTATCGGCTCGGGTCTTTTCGGCTTCCAGTGCAGCGGCATGCTCTGCCTCTTTTGCAGTCGCAGCATCAGTCAATTCACTAACCCGTGCCAGCGCGGCATCGAGTTTAGCCTGAATAGCCGAGACGTCTGTCGAAGTTGAGGTTTCCGGAGTGGTGGTAGTTACCAGTTTCTCGCCCTTCTTCTCGGTCGATTTCTCAGCCTTACCTGAAGTAATCAACTTATCAGCCAGTGAATCATCAACGTCATAGGTTTTTCCAGTCTCCAGTTTCTGGAGGCTGGCACCGGCAAAGATGTTTAAAGCCAGAATTTTTACGAGTGCCATGATTTTTCCTTAGCTAGACGCATGAACTACTGAGAAGTGACCTTGAATATCTTGCTTAACCATCAGGCCAGCAGCTCCCCAGGTACGCCAGATATAATCACTATTAAATTCAGGCCGAGGAGAAGCTACCGTACCAAATGCCTGACCAACGACAGGAGCAATAACGCCTGCTTGAAGAGGAACGATACTGATTTCGTTACCAGAAAGCTCAGCATCCTCTTTCACGGCAGATACGCCTGAAAGCTTCAGGATTTCCTCAAGAACTGTCCGCAAGGAGTTAACGTCGTAATATTGCTCCCAGTTAGACATAATCTCACTGGACACATACCAAGTCTGCTGACCATATTGCAGGTTTTGGAGTTTCAAGACGTCCCGTAACGCAATGGCTTGCTGACGGATTGCCTTTGGATCTTGGCTTGTCGCAAAATTAAAGGTCAGAGTGATTTGTGCTACACGCTCATCATTGCGTAGGCCTTTCCAAGTTTTATCATCAAACTTGACGAAGTTACCTTGGCTATCCTTGAAGCCATTCCAGATGTAATCGACGTACTTACGACGAACATCATCTACAGAGCTGGATTGAGCATCTGCTAAAGATTGCAGAGCCGAACTTTTATTGAAAATAGGATCACGCCATTCGAATTTAAAACCTGAGTCATGAATAGGGATCATCGTTCCATCGAAGCTATACGCTCGCGCATCAAGTGCAGCACCAATCTGTCCTGACATGGACGTATGCGCCCAACCACGACCGCCAGTACGAGCATACTCATACACCGACTCCTCAAGTCGAACCGACCGAGAAAGAAGCATCAAGTCATTAAGTAGCGTGAATTCAGTATTTGGCTGAAACTCTGAAAGGACCGTTTGGTCATAGGCGCGATATAATCGGCGAATGTCGTCAACGGCATTAGCAGCTAACAAACGAACTCCATCCTCACGAATACCGCGGGTTCTGCCAATAAAGTCGGCCACTGCTTGCTGACTAGAATTTCGTGCAATGGATAGTTCATTGAACTGGGCTTTGTTGGCCTCAAGGTTTCCAGTCTCTGTGGCTTTTTTAGTTGAAAATACAAACATTCAGTTATCCTTATTTGAATACTACGCGAACCAGATCGCCTGCTTCCGCAGTCAATGCTGTGTCTTCTTCGACGTATGCGAATACAACGTCACCCGCTACCGCCGGAGTGTCACCATTTGCAGGAGTGCCAGCCGAAGCCGCTTTAATCTGACCGTTAGCCACTGCGACTGGCTGGCCTTTGGTGTAGGTGCCAGCAGCAGCGCGGACATTCAGGAACAAGCCTTGTAGTGGCTGAATACCAACAACCAATTCACCCGCCTCGATGGAGTCATCTACGCCTTTGCAGCGCAGATAATCCATATTGGCAACGTAGAGGATTGCTGACTCAGCACCGGTGACCGACGCCGTAAACTTGCCAGAATCGAAGTAACCGACCGTTCCAGGCAGGACAACAGCCGCCGCAGGGCCTTCGCGATGAATTAACGGATTAGGGAAAATCCCGCCTGCGTGAATTACGTGTTTACCGTCTTTAGCCATTTGTCATTACTCCGGCATTTCTGAGATTGATTTGGTTTCGGTTGAGTGGTTGAAAGCACCGCTCAGGCCGTGTGAAGTGGCGCACTGCGCGTAAAGCTCTTTAAGTGGCTCACCGTCAAGCGCATTCACTGCGATGTCGGTCATGCCGAACTTGGCTTTTACCGCTGAACGCATGGCTGATTTCTCTTGGTCAGCGTTAGCGGTCAGCCCTGACTTAACTGCTGCCAAATCATCTGCAAATGGCTTAAACCATGCTGGCGCTTCTTCGGCGTTAGCTGCCGTGCTTGCGGGCTTATCTTTAGCTGCTTTTTCTTCGGCCTCTTTTTTCTCACGCGCGGCTTTTTCTTCCGGCGTTTCTTCTTTTTTGGTGGCATCGGCTGCAACCGATTCGTTGTATGCCGCCATTAGTTCAGCGTCAGACTTACCCTCAGTCGGGATGCCTTTGGCTTTCAGCGCATTGGTGATGAGTTCTTTCATCGGGTCTACTTCCTCTTTGGGTTGTTTGCTGTTGGCGCTGAAAAACGCCTTTAGCTGTTGGAAAAATGAATGTGATTCAGGGGGTAATTCGTCAGGGGTTTGTGCTTCAGCGAGATTAACGACTTCGATTTGTTGCTCGGTACCATCTGAGTTCACGAAGATGCCAACACCATCGTTCGGCGTTCCGGCTCCCGGCTCATCAAGTAATACCGCGACATGGTCAAAGTCCATGTTCGTGGCGATTTCATCGTACTTCTTACCTTTCGAGTCACCGTTAGCAACGATTCCTGAGTAGGTAAGCCCTGTTGAGATATGAATCGGCTCGGAGTTATTACCTGCCGCCATATCATCAAGCCGTGCTAGGAGTCGCTTACCGTTATCGGAGGCTTCGGCGTATCGGCGGTCAACGTACATATCGCCAGTAACCTTACCGCCTGAGTGGTTGACGTTCTGTAGCCACGCCCCGACGTGGTACTGATTAACCGCTTGCACGTCTCGCGCTGAGATATGCTTGCCGTCTAATTTAGGGTGGCCTAGAGGCATTAGGTTGCGCTCTAGCGTTTTATAACTCTTTGCTATTTCTGCTGCCGGATAGAGCTTGCGATTCATCACAATGTCATCAACAACAGGCGTGATTCCGCGCACGATAATGTGATCGCGTCCGTTGATGGTTTCGGTTGAGATGTTCGAAGCTGAGTTAATGACCGACAACACGTTTACGCAGTTGCGTGACATGCTGAGTCCTCAATTTTAGATATAAAAAAACCCACCGAAGTGGGTTACTTTAAATGTTTGAACGCCCAGCGAAAGGAACTATAAATATACTGTCCCCCTCCCTCTCTATCCGTGAGTTTGGCTAAGATTTCAAACTGACTACCAAGTGGATAGAGTTTTAAATCAGAGAGCTTTTTGGAGCATTCAACAGACAGGTTTTGGTCAGCCCACTGACCTGGTAACGGTCTAATGTGAACCTTTCCTTTCTTGCCAGATGATTTTTCGGGAATAAAGCTTTCAACTTTCAAATGTAAATATGGTTCTTCAGGCTTTGCCATTGTCTAATCCTCCTGAGTACTCTTTACCATACTCAATTATCTATTAGCCAATTTTCCCTTTCTTTTTTTAACCTATTTACCATGCCTTGATTAACGATATTGCCTTTGTCGTCGAGAATGACGGGGATTTGAGAGCAGTAGCAGCGGTAACGGTTACCGTTCTGTGAATACCACTCTCTGACTTCTTCAGGCGTGTAGGTATGTCCATGCCTCGCCACATGCCAAGACCGGGACGTTGGCTTGAGTGCGGAAAGATGGAGTAAGGCAGTATTCAGCCCCAACCTATCTCGCGACCAATTTGTTTCGTTCCACTGTGCCTCGCGTAGTGCCCCGACCTGCTCTGTCTGAGCAATATTCTTAGCACTGGACATGCTCACATCAAGACGCTTACTGATGATACCCGCAGTTTCTCGCGGGTTAATCCCCCGGCCAATCGCATCAGCAATCACATTAGCTAAATCGGCTCTCGCTTTATCACTGATACCTTTCCAATCGCTATAGGTGCTAACGAATGCTGCCGCTATCTGATTCTGATAAGCAGGAGAACCAAGAAGCGACGATAAGGTAGTTTGTGATGCGTAGGTAGCCGATTGCACAGAAAGGTTTGTGTAGGCTGCCTGAGTTCCTCTCTGGTATTCATCAGAAACGTACGATAGCGCCCAGAGATTATCGCTATTACCTTCCAGCAAATACTCATCAAGTATCGTTTGCACAACTTGCAGCAAGTCAGCTAACTGAGTAGCGGTCATATCGTAGATATAGCTACTGGCATTCACCTGATAAATTGTCGCACCGTGAACAGCGTATGACTTCGTATTCACCGCCGACTCACGGCCCCGCAGTCTCCTATCTAACTCTTCTTTCAGTCTTACCTTAATTTGGTAGTAACGATGCTCGATATCGTTGAACATTCGATTAACCGACTTGGCTGATTGAGTCGGGTCTGTCTTATTGCGGGGTATTATCGGTGTTCGGATTAGATTGTCCGGTAAGTGGGTCAACATTCGTAACCTCTTTCGGCTTTATCTCTGGTATCGGCTCAAGTTCACCTGCCGCCCTGACTTCGTTAACCTCGACCGCTGGCGTACCGTAAGCTTGCTGTGTCTTCTGAGCGATATCGGCCATAGTTGACATATTCGCCAGTTTGTCAGCATCGGCAGGAGCCAATAAGTCGGACCATTGCACGGTTACTTCACCATTAGTCGGCGGGTCGATTAGGCCAATCGTCCAGAATCGAGTAATGACATTGACGAGCAAGTCAGACATGAACCCTCGTCGGCGCTCGTTACAGTGCGCGGCCCATGCTTTTTTATCCTCAGTCGATGCAAGGTTTCCGGTTTGCTTACCGAATAAGATGTTGAACGGGCATACAATTGTCGATGCGTAGCTGTTCGCCGAGACTGTCCATGATGGGGTTGGGTCCGCAGCAGCAACGGATAAGACCGAGGTGATGCCAGATTGAGTTATCAAGGCCGCATCAGTACCGCGATTCATCTTGGCTATTTTATCGTTCATAGCCTCACCGATTGATGAATAACCAGCCTGAATAGCGTCAGACTTAATCTGCTCCATATCAGTATTAGCATCGAAGCTAACGCCCAATTGACGGCTAGCATTCTTCAGGAAGCCTTCAGCACTACCGCCTTTCGTCTTCTCGATGTCTAGCAGGTCGTTATATCCCGCTTCATTCAACGGAATGCCAGAGAGGATGTTTTCGTCTTCCGAACCTTCGGCGAGAATAATCACTCGGTCAGGATGAACTTCCATGCTCCGAACGGCGCCGTATGTACCGTCATCACCTACAGGCTGCTCATTGAAATTGAAGTTTACCGGCTGGCCGTAGGTTTCTGACCAAGTATCAACATCAAAGCTACCCGGCTTTATCTGCGATTCCCATGCCGGAATCAATTTAACCAGTGCTTTATCACCTAACCGTTTAACGGTGCTGACATCTACTGGCTGACTCCAATCACGATTATCTTTGATTTGCAGCAGCAAGGCAGAGTATCGGCCAACTAGGTTCCTGCGGTCAGCATCTTTAATCTTCGCCCAATGCTTTTTAATCAGCTTGGTCACCGACGCTTCCCATGGGTTGGTTTCATCCGCCTCTTGCTCGTCACTACCATCGATAATCGTTGGTCTATCTACCCAGCATGAATCCAGCGTTTTATGGACCCCTGCATACGCAGCAGAGTTACGCCGATAAGCGCGGTATAGGGCATCGAAACTAACGCTATCTGGGTAACCGAATTCTTCCCACAGCTTAGTCCGCTTAGTATTGCCGTTGTACTGCGCTGCATAAAGCATTCGTTGGCGCCCGATTGACTCAGCAAGGGCGTTAACGAGGAATCCCACCTCGCCTTTGTTTTGTTCGTTCACTGAGTTAATCCTTAGAAGAAGATAGCGCCGATGCGCTTACGGTTGTTCTTAGTCACTGCGAAGTAGCGGAAGGCATCAGCGCCGTGCGATGTCCAGTCATGAAGTGGTTTATCTTTCCAGCACCCTCGCTTGTCGTCCCACTCTTTGCGGTAAGATTCGAGCGCGTTGATACCGTCGGCACACTTATTTTCGTCAAAAGCACACTGTTTGAGGATTTCACGCACCGACTCTATTCCGGTATCAATGGATTCTTTCGGCACCACCTGAAAGCGAATTGAGTATTTCTGTCCGTCGATTTCGTATCCTTCGCGAGCAATTTCTCGCCGTGATTTGGCGTCACTACCGAATTCTCGGTTATCGATGTCATGTGGTCCCCAGTGCTCGCCGTAGTCATAACCACGGTCCTTTAGCACTTTCATGTAATGACGTAGACCTTCACCGCTGTTTTCGTAGTAGTCGATAATGTGATATTCCTCACCAACGATACGAACGAACCATATTGATGTTGAGTCACCCACGCCGATATCCCAGAAAGTGTGGACCGGTAAATGTGCGTTATCAGGTAGCTCTCCGATTCGCTTTTGTTCATAAAGGGAACGGAACTGTTTAGCGTAGTAAGCTCCCTCGACCGACTGCTGGAATGCTTCGGCAGGAATTGTTGGATATTCCCGTTTCATGTCATCGCCAAGTGTTTTTTCTTTGGCGTAATACCAGGCTTTCTGGCGCTCGTTTAACGATATGCCATGTTTTGCCTCAATCTCTGCGAAATAATCGCTCAGTCGCTGCGGTAGGTGCTCTACGGGGTCAATTGCATAGAGTGGATTCTTCCACCATGAGAAAAAGAAGAACTTCCAGTCGAGGTTAGATAATCGCTTACCCTGCATTTGCGCTTTTTCGGCAGTGTTGCAGTAATCGAAGAAGTAACCCGCCCGACCTTCTGCGGTGCTCTCAATTGTCGTGAAGCAATCGGTCGATACCGCTTCGAATGCGCCAGTAACAATCTCACGGGCTTTATCTGGAAACTTGGCGCATATCTTACCGAACTCGGAAACGTGCAAATAACGCAGCGTACCGCCCCGAAACGATGTGCTGATATAGAGTGAGCCGCCCTTGCTGAACACTAACTCCCCTGCCGCATCATTACTGGCAGGGTTAGCCGCTTTAATTTCGTCAGGTAGCCGGTCGTAGGCGTATTTAATCTTCTCTCTGAATAGTCGTTTGGCATCATTCAGTGTGTGAGCAATTAGGGCACACTTAGCTGCTTCGAATAGCGCCGCATCAAGCTGGATAATGCAGACCTCAGTCGTGAAACCTAGCTGTCTGGCTTTAAGTATAAGGTTTCGAGTATGCATCCCTTCGAAGTATTCAAGCTGCTCCGGCGTCATCTTGAACCGAACCGGCTTGCCTTCTTTGTCGGTTATCCAGTAGAGGTTATTTAGTCGCCAGAGCTTGTCTCTCAGTAGTGCGAGATGTTCTGGCTTCATGGTTACCCCTTAGATAAATCATCCATTAAGTCAGATAAGGTGTCGGTGGATGAATGCTTCTCGCCGCTATCGATGTTATAGGCTTCGCGCTCTGCTTTGATGACTTTGATTTGAGCATCGACGCCGGCTGTGATTGAGCGAGACATCGAAGCGTGATTGTCTTCGGTGATTTCAGCATCTTCGAGGAATACCCTAAGCTTATTGGTGATGCCTCGCCAAGCCGCCAAACCTTCTCGGTGTGCCAGCACCACAGAGGCTGCTTCATCAGATGCTTGGTCGATAATTTCTTCATCAGTTACCACTTCTTTCTGGTAACCAGTGCTGGTAACTGATTTGGTAACCTTGGCTTGGGTCGCTGACTTCACCTTATCGGTAAGGTCTCTTTGCCAGCCCTCTTTATTTGCACGCTTATTAATGCCGACGTGACTTACGCCGTATTTCTCACCTATAGCACGGATAGACAACGAGCCAGCGCGGTAAGCCGACTCGATGGCCTCCCAATCTGGTGTTGCCATTATTTATTCCTTGTTGGTTGCATTAAACAGCACCCGATAAGATGCTCTGTGATGCAGACTATCGGACTAACGTAACCTTGACGCATTTCTTAGATAGCCAATCCCAGTTCAGTAAATGTGACAGGAGAAGGATGTAGAGCATCCCTTTTCTCACGCTAACTTTTGCCTTTAGCTGAGTAGTTGCCATATCACACGTCCCAGTTTTCTTCGTTCATGTTGTCACCTGTGATGCAGAGAGCCGTTGTGAAAGTGGCTCTCGGGTTTAATGGTGGAGAAATTACACCTTTTACGCAGCCTTGATGTTTTCTCTCGCAAGTAGTCCTGCCAGCCATTCAACACCCTTCGGAGTG